AACAATTGCAAGGTGAAACTATTGATATTGAGTATGTATCACCGCTTGCAAGATCACAAAGACAAGGTGATGTACAGGCTATACTCAGAACTATGGAGATGATAGCTCCACTAAGTGACAGGTTGCCAGTCATGGATCACATTGATCCTGACATGCTTGTCAAACATGTAACAGATGTTCTAGGCGTTCCTCGTAAAGTATTGCGATCTGATCAAGAGATTGCACAAATCAGAACCCAAAGGTCTGAACAAGAGGCGGCCGCTGCCGAGCAACAAGAGTTAATGCAGACAGCACAAGCCGCAGGTCAAGCAGCACCATTGGTTAAAACACTTCAGGAAGGAGGGTAAATGAATGTACAAGAAGAAAAAGAAAAAGAAAAAATAGTACAGCAACTTATAGCTGACTACAAATTTGTATTTAGTTCGGACGAGGGCATGCGTGTTCTTGCAGACCTAAAACGAAGACTACACTATTTTACAACAACAAATGTAAAAGGTGACTCACATGAGAGTGCTTTTCTAGAAGGACAAAGAGCAGCAATCTTATGGATTGACAATATCATTAAACAGAAGGAGAGATAAATGTCAGAAGAAGTACAGACAACTGTAGCGGAGGAGCAACAAACTCCCACGCAATCTGCAACGACAACTGAAACACCAGCTAGATTTATAGACGGTCTAGCAGAAGATATAAGAAACGAACCGTCATTGCAAAACATACAAGACGTGGATCAACTAGCCAAAGGCTACGTTCACGCACAACGCATGGTAGGGGCTGACAAAATACCACTACCTAATAAACACGCAACTGACGAAGACTGGAATCAATTCTATTCAAGACTTGGTAGACCAGACACACCTGAAGGTTACGAAGTGCAGTACACACCGCCAGCGGAAGGGTACGAAGCAACTAACTTACCAGGATTTCAAGAAGCAGCTTATAAGGCAGGACTAAATTCTAACCAGGCTCAAGAATTATTGAACTGGTATTCAGGATTAGAAACCGCTGCCATAGAAACAAACGAAGCTGCATCTGAAATGCACCGCACAACAGCAGAGCAAGACCTTAGACAAGACTGGGGTTTAGCTTACGATAAAAAATTATCAGAAGCTAACGGTGTGTTTCAAAAATTCTTTGGAAGTGATATGGCACAGGTTACATTAGAAGATGGATCATTGCTAGGCAACAATCCACAGTTTATTAGAGCTTTGACAAACTTAGCCGCTAATTTTTCTGAGGACACTATTACAGCAGATCAAACATCTTCTGGTGCTATGACACCGCAAGAAGCACAGTCAGAAATAAACAAACTGACTGCTCCAGGCACTGCGTATTGGGATAAATTACATCCTAATCACCAGCAGGCTGTGGACGATGTTTTTGCGCTACGTCAAATGGCACACCCAGATTTAACAGAACAATCCAAGACTTAGGACTCTGTTTGACAGCTGAGTATAGATCAGCCGATGAGCAATCGTAAAATGCAAGAGAACCCGTAAGGACAATTTTCTGATTTTTTTTAACTTAACATTGTAAAGAAGGAGGACTCCATGAGTTCACAAATTACAACGGCATTTGTCGAGCAGTATTCTGCTAACGTACAAATGTTGTCACAACAGATGGGTTCGCAACTGCGAGGTGCTGTAGATGTTGAGAGTATTACTGGAAAAAATGCGTTTTTCGAACAAGTCGGCTCAGTAGCTGCTGTAAAGAAAACGTCAAGACACTCTGATACTCCGCAACTTGACACTCCACACGCAAGAAGACGTGTAAGTCTAGAAGACTACGTTTGGGCGGATCTCATTGATGACGTTGACAAAGTTAGAATGTTAATCGATCCAACTAGCTCTTACGCAAAAGCAGCAGCAGCTGCGATGAACAGAGCTATTGATGACGTTATCATTACAGCTTTGGGCGGAACTGCGTTTACTGGCGTATCTGGTGGAACATCAACTGCTCTACCAAGTGCAAGTAAATTCGCAACATCAAACCAATCAGATGGATTAACTATTGCAAAACTCTTATCTGCAAAGAAAAGATTTGACTTGCAAAGTGTTGACCCATCGATCCCTAGATACATCGTATGTGGGCCACAACAAATCTCTGATTTGTTAGCAACTACTGAGATTAAATCTAGTGATTTTAACACAGTTAAAGCTCTAGCTCAGGGTGACATTGACAGCTTCTTAGGCTTCAAGTTCATTACATCTAACAGGCTAAACTTTGACGGAACTAACACGGATGACAGGCTATGCTTTGCCTTCACTCAAGACGCAGTAAAACTTGCTATTGGCAAGGACATCATGGCTAAAATTGATGAGAGAAACGACAAAAACTACTCTACTCAAGTTTACTATTGCATGTCAGTTGGTGCGACTAGAATGGAAGAAGTAAAAGTATTCCAAATTCCGTGCAACGAATAATAGGAGGACATTATGGCTACAGTTTATTCAGCTCAAAAAACTAAATACGACCAGAACGTACCTTCTGAAAAAGTCAAAGCTAATGAGCTTGGCGGTAGAATGAGAGTTGCTTTTGCAGAATACGAAGCATCTTCTCTAGCATCTGGTGATGACATTGAAATGTTTATCTTACCAGACGGTGCAAGAATATTGCACGGCTACCTAGCACATGACGCTATGGGCAGCTCCACAACACTAAGTGTTGGACATGGAGCATACAAAAGCTCAGACGGTTCGACTGTCGCAAAAGACGTAGATGAGTTCTATGCAGCAGCAGCTTCTACTTCAGCTCAAAAAGTTGACGTAGCAAACACTCTTGCTCTTGGATCAGGCATCGAAGTTGACGCTGATGGTGACGGTTACAATGTAACTGTAACTATGGGCGGTGCAGCAGGTACTGGCTCAATTGAATTAACAATGTTTTACGTTGTTGATTAATTAACTACAGGCGGGCTTCGGCCCGCCTACTTATTGGAGGAACAATGTCTAAAGGATTATATGCAAACATCAATCGTAGAAAACGTCTTGGCATATCAAGATCTAAAAAAGATTCTACAATTACAGATAAAGCCTATGCAAACATGCAAGCAGGCTTCCCTAAGAAAAAAAAGAAAACATTAGTAGGTTAGGAGAACACTATGCCACACACTAAAGCACACATGTCACCTAAAAACAAAAGACTTGCAGCAATGTATGGTGACAAAAACAAAATTACTAGAGGTGATGTTATAGCGGCTGCAACAAAAAATAAAAAAAAGAAAAATACGTTGGTTGGATAATGGCTTTAACAAAAAGACAAATACAAACTCTTAAGAGACACAGCAAGCATCATTCATCTAAACACATGAAAGATATGAAAAAGACGTTGTTATCAGGAGGCTCGTTCACAGCTGCTCATAAGAAAGCTATGAAGTCAGTTGGTGCATAATGGCACGAAAAGAACACCAAAACCCATCTGGCGGTCTTAACAAAAAAGGCAGAGAATTTTATGGTGTAAAAGCACCTGTAAAAAAAGGCACAAACCCACGCAGGGTGAGCTTTGCTGCAAGATTTTCTGGCATGAAAGGCCCGTTAGAAAAAGATGGAAAACCAACAAGACTAAAACTTGCATTAAAAAAATGGGGTTTTGGTAGCAAAGAAGCAGCTGCAAAGTTTGCAGCAAACAATAAAAAATCAAAAACTTTAGTAGGATAACATGACATCAGTAGTAGAAATTTGCAACTCAGCACTTAATAGTCTGGGTGCTGCAAACATAACAGCATTAACTGAGGACTCAAGAAACGCAAGGCTCTGCAATCAAAGATACGAACCAATTCGAGATGCTATATTTAGAACGCATTATTGGAACTGTCTTATTAAAAGAGTTGAACTTGCAGCTGACAGTGATGCACCTGCATACGAATTTACAAAACAATATACACTGCCATCTGACTGCATAAGAATTTTGCAAATAGGTGGTTTCCACAATGGTTCATCATCTATGTTAGATAGCGGTCAAACATTTAAAGTTGAGGGCAGAAAAATTGTTACAGACGAAGAAGAGATATTTTTAACTTATCTTGCAAAAATAACTGATCCACAACAATACGACACGTTACTAATAGAAACAATAGCAGCTAGATTAGCGGCAGAATTGTGTTATGCAGTTACACAATCAAACTCTTTAGCACAACAGTTAGAAGCAATATATCAAAGCAAATTAAGAGAAGCTAGGTTTGTAGATGCAACAGAGGGTACGCCTTATGATGTAGATGCAAGCACATTTATAAATTCGAGGTTTTAATGGCTAAAACAACTTTTGGCTTTACGAATTTTACAGCAGGTGAGCTGTCACCACGGCTTGACGGCAGAACAGATTTAGAAAAATATTTTAATGGCTGTAAAACATTAGAGAACATGGTTATACACCCGCACGGTGGAGCATCAAGACGACCAGGTACAAATTTTGTAAGTGAAGTAAAAATCAGCGGTAATAAAACAAGGTTGATACCGTTTGAGTTTTCTACAACACAAACGTACATGATGGAGTTTGGAAACCAATATATCAGGTTTCACAAAGACAACGGCATCATTACAGAAACAGGCAAAACTATATCAGGTATAACACAAGCTGATCCTGGCGTTGTAACTGCAACCAGTCACGGTTATTCTAATGGAGATTATGTTATCTTGTCAGGCATAGTTGGCATGACAGAGCTTAATGGTAGACAATTTAAAGTTGCGGGCGTAGCAACTAACACGTTCCAGTTGCAAGATATGGACGGCAACAATTTTGATACGTCATCTCTTACAGCATACGCTTCAGCAGGCACTGCGTTTCGTGTGTATCAAATAACTTCACCTTACACAACCGACCAACTATTTGACATCAAGTTTGCACAATCAGCAGACGTTATGTACCTAGTGCATCCAAGTGTAGCAATCCAAAAACTAACAAGAACAGGCCATACATCATGGAGCATTGGTGCGTGTACAATCACAGGCAGCCCTAATCCAAGTTTAAGTTCAACAGATAACTTTCCAAGTTCTGTTGCCTTTTTTGAGCAACGCCTAGTTTTTGCTGGTACAAACAATAATCCGCAATCCATATTTTTTAGTGTTGCTGGTAGTTATGAAAACTTTGCAACAGGTACAAACGCAACGGATGCCATGATATATACTATTGCATCTAACCAGGTAAATGCCATACGTTATCTATCATCTACAACTGAGCTTTTGATAGGCACAGTAGGAGGTGAGTTTGTAGCAACATCAGGAAGCAACAGTGAACCTATCACACCAACAAATATACAGATTACAAGACAAACAAACTATGGAGCTGCAAATGTTGACGCTATACAAATAGCAAACGTCACAATGTTTTTACAGCGTGCGAAAAGAAAAGTCAGAGAGCTTGTATATAACTATGAGGTTGATGGCTACATAGCACCAGACATGACTATTCTTGCAGAACATATTACAGAAGGTGGGTTGACATCTTTTGCATATCAGCAAGAACCCGACAGTATTTTGTGGGCCACAAGAAACGATGGCACATTACTAGGATTAACCTATCAAAGAAACGAAAAAGTTATTGGTTGGCATAGACACATACTAGGTGGATATAGTGATAGCGGAAAAACAATAGCAAGATCATTTAAAAGTTTTACTGCTAACAGCACGAATGTTAGTGTTGCAAATGATACAATCACTATAAGTTCACACGGTTTTAGCACAGGTGATCCTGTTTATTATTTTACAAGTTCTAATGCTATAGGCGGCATTACAACTGATTTGTTATATTTTGTAATATCAGTTGACAGCAATACAATAAAATTAGCAACAACGTCAGCAAATGCTACAGCTGGAACAGCCGTTGATCTAACGTCAGCACCAAGCAGTGATACAACACAATTTATATTTAAAGGTGTAAATTTAGCAACTGATGTTGTGTATTCAACTAATCACGGTTTATCTACAGGTGATTATTTTTATTATGATTTAGGTGGTACGGGTCTAAGTAATATTACTGACAAAGCAAAATATTTTGTAAAAAGAATTGACGATAACCAATTTAAAATTGCAGCAGACAGAAAAATAAAGACTTTTGTAAACTTGCAATACGATACAACAGTTACGTCAGCACGAACTGATAAAATATTATTAGACGCAAAAGCTGAGTCTGTTGGTGTAATACCATCTGATCAAGACGAATACCAAGTTTATCTAATTGTAAACAGGTATATTAATGGATCAACAAGAAGATATGTTGAGTTTTTACAATCATTTGATTTTGGTACAACGCAAGATGATGCTTTTTTCCTAGATAGTGGATTGACATACGACAGCGTGCCAACGCAAACAATATCTGGTCTTAATCATTTAGAAGGTGAAGCTGTTCAAATACTTGCAGACGGTGCATCACACGCAAACAAAACTGTGTCTGGTGGCAGTATTACATTAGATAGATTGGCACAAAAAGTTCATGTAGGATTGAACTACGATTCAATATTACAAACTTTAAGAATAGAGGCAGGTGCTGCATCAGGAGTAGCACAAGGTAAAATAAAACGTATTAATGAAATAACTGTAAGATTACACAGAACACTTGGTGTAGAGGTTGGCGGTGATCTAGATAACATGGAAAACATACCATTTAGATCTTCAGCAGCATTAATGGGTTCACCAGTCAACTTATTTTCTGGTGATAAAAAAATAGAACTGCGAGATGATTACAACACTGACGGTCATGTTTTTGTAAGACAAACACAACCATTGCCATTGACAGTGTTATCAATATACCCAGAGGTAACTGTTTACGAAGGATGATGCAGATTATCCCTTTTGAGTTTGAGCATGCTAAATATATTGCGTACAACGAAATGAACGCAGAAATTGTAAATGTAAAAGAAAGATACCTAAAAAATCTTGAGCAACTTGTAAAACCTAAAACAAGTTGGACAGGAATTGTAGACGATAAGATTATTGCAGCAGGTGGCATGGTTGAATTATGGGATCATGTTTACGAAGGTTGGGTTATGGCAACAGCTGACATACAAAAACACCCCATAACAACGGCAAGAGTAATAAAAAAAATTTTTAAAAAAGTCATGGTAGAACATGACGTACATAGATTACAAACAACAGTAAAAGCAGACTATGAAGTAGGTCATAAGTTTGCAGCCTGGCTAGGTTTAGAAAAAGAAGGTTTGCTTAGAAAATACTTAGACGGCAACGATTATTATTTATATTCGAGGATATTTTAATGGCTACAGCAATATTAGGTGCAGGTGCATCAGTCTTAGGCGGAAGAGCTGCTGAACAAGAAGGGCAGTTTAATAGACAGATAGAACAACGTAATGCAGAAAAATTACGTCAGGATGCAGAGACTGCAATAAAACTTGGAAATAGAGATGTCAAAATCTTTGAAAGAAAGTTTGCAAATTTACAAGCACAGACAGAGATGGCATTTCTTAAATCAGGAGTTAGATTAGAAGGCACAGCCTTAGAAGTGCTTGAAAATAATTACGCCCTAGCAGAGCTTGAAAAAGAAACCATTAGATACAACGCAAAAGTAGAGTCAGCAGACAAAGCTGAGCTAAGTGTTATATCTGAAATGGAAGGTGAAGCAGCTTACGCTAGAGGCAAAAACAAGAAAAAATCTTCTTACTTGCAGGCAGGAAATACCTTGCTTGGTGGCGGCACACAAGCTGCTGATGCAAAGTCAAGCGGATCTAAATATTGGTGGGTATAAATTATGGTTAGGATTCCAGTCTATGAAACAAAAGTTGACGCAGCTCAACCTCAAAGTCGTGTTAGGCCACAATTACAAACAGGTGCGTCTGCTGTTTTTGACAACATGGCACAAGTTGCAGAGAACGCAGGGCAAATAGCAGCAACAATTCGTGAAAAACATACTAAGATACGAAACGATGAAGAATTTTACGAAAACATAAATAAATTACAAAAAGGTGATCCTGATAACAATATTCCAGGTTTAAACGAGTTATTTACCACGGCATCAAGTAGCAGTGATTTTCAAAATGCACTTACAAATTACGACACATCTAGTAAAGAGTGGATCAACACACTGTCACAGAACATATCTAATGAAGCTGTCAAACAAAGATTTAATATAAGAGCTAGTGAAATAAGCACTGGTTACTATTTACAAGCTGAAAGAAGTATATATCAAAACGCCAGGCAATCTTATTTAGGAACGATTAAAGAACAAGTAAATAATGATATAAATAATTTTATTGTTGCAACAAACACAAATGATACATACGGAGCTTCCATAGCTCACGACAATCTTTTTGGAAAAATAGATAAAGACGGCAATATGTCTGTAATGTCCTATGGTCAAAGACTTGAAGACAAAGGTATGTTGCCTGATGGCACGACAGCAAGACAATATGACGATAATGTTGAAGCCGCACTTGAAGCAACGTATGCAGCAGACCTTGTTGAAAACAATCCTTCACAGTTTTTTAAATTAGATGATCAACAATTTTTTGACACTATTGCTGCTGATAAGTTAGTTGCACTTAGAGCAAAAGCTAAAGATAATTTAAGAAATCAAACAATCAATCAATTGCTTACATTTTATCCTATTGATGGCAACAGGGATTTTGAAGAATCACAAACAATGTTTGATGAAGCGTCAAAAGGTAATTTTGCAAACAATGAAACATTGCAAAACCTATACAATTCATTAGATCAAGAGGGCAAAAACATATTTCAAGAAGCTATTGGTTCTAGACATAATCAACAAAAAGCAGAAATCAACGCTACAAGAGCAAATAATCAATTTAGAGAGCAAGAGGCTAACAAAGAAATTTTTGAGTCATCTTTAGAAACTGTTAATACAACTCTTACAATAAGTGAAATAAATAGCAAAGAGTGGATTGGCACTGAAGGCCTGGCTATGCAACAACAGCTTACAAATTTAGTTACAAAAAGAGAAGCAGGAGAACTGCCAACTGATGCAAACTTACAAATGTACAACCAAATTTTCCCACTTGTTGTAGATAAAAAAATTACATCTATTACAGAGCCTTTTGCTTTGCCTAATGAAAATACTCCAAAAAGTATTATGGAGCGTACAGGTGGACAAAATGGGCTTGGTTACAATCAGTTTGCAACTTTTGCACAACTTATAAGTAACAGAAATAACCCAGATATTCTTAAACAAGAAAAAGATTTTCAAGACTTTATATCTGCATATCAAGCACAGATACTGGGTAGCCCCGCACTATTACAAAACAATACTTTTGCAGATGCACGATATTTTGATTTTACACTTGCTATGAGAGCTGCTTATAACAATGGATTAGCACAAGGCAAAACACCAACTGAATTATTAGTTTCAACAAGTCCTGATTTTATATTGCGTGATATTACACCTTATATACCAAGCAATGACGAGATGATGAAAGAACTGATGAACTCTATGATACCACAAGAACAAATGCCTGAAAGTCTTGTTGAGTGGAGAGCAACAGCTCCGCAAAAACCAGCTGATATGACTTTTGAAGATTTTCAACTTACAGACGAATACATTGAATGGATTAAAAGAAAGCCTGTAGAATGAGTTTATTAAATGATCTAGAAAACATGCGTGCTGTGGGTGCGTCTGATGAAGAAATTCAAAAGTATAGACAAAATAAAATACTAGACATGCAAGCCGTAGGTATGTCTGACACACAAATACAAGAAGAACTTGGTCAGAAAAAAATAGACAACACAACACAAAAATCTTTTTGGAATGAAATAGAAAAAGTTAGACCACTAACACCTTACGAAGCAAAAGAAAAAAAATACATTAACAAATTGTATTCTAATCAAGATTTTATGCCTGAGCTGGAGTACACACCAGCAGGCCCAAGATTAAATAATGATACACAATTTCTTGTTGACGATTTAGAAAGAAAAACAGAATTTTCAACACAAGGCAAAATAGACAATAAGCTTGAATTTGGACGTTATTTTACAAGAGGTCTGGGTATGTCTAATTTTAATCTTATGAAAGAATATTTTACCAACGGTTCATTACCAGAGGGATATTCACCAGATTTTACGCAACCAAGTAGGTTTGAAAGAGTTACACAACAAGTAGGCAATATCTTAGCTGATTTGCCAATTTACGGTGCAACAGCACTTTTAGCTGGTAGATTAGAAAGAGGTAAAACAAAAGGCTTAGCACCATTATATGCAGCTGGTTTTGTTAATGGTGCAATAAGAGAAAGCTTTATACAGGCACTTGAACGTGGAGATGTTGATACATGGGGGCAATGGTGGGATATTTTTACACATCACTCTATTGATGCTGGTAACAAAGAAGGTTTAACTTTAGCGGGGTCTGTAGGCCTTGGACAAGCTGCAAAATACGGGGCAACGAAAGCGTTAGCAAATCCTAAACTAAACAAGTTTGGTTTACCTAGAGAGCTTGCAGCTATACCAGAATATCTAGCAACTGTTGGTGGTTTTAATATTATTGGAGGTTTGTTAGAAGGTGAAATGCCAACAAAAGATGAAGTTATTGATTCATTTTTTGTTGTTGGTGCTTTGATGGCAGGAGCAAGAGGAGCAAGCTACGGTATTGAAAGATATAAACAAAAAATAAGAGAATCAGACAAACCGCCACACGAAACTATTATAGACATAGAAAAATCAAAAATTACGAAAGAAGATATTGTTAGTAAAAACAATCTAGATAGAACAAACAATTTTATACAATCACAAGAAAGGTTAGTTGAATTAAAAAATAAATTTGACGCAGGGAAAATTGAGTACAAAGAAAGCAAAGAATTAAAATTTTTAGAAGACCTGCAAGCTGAACAAAGAATACCTGGATCTAAAGACGCAAACCTTACACCAGATACTTTTAATTCTATACCTTTGACAGAATTATTAAACGAAGGTTTTTATAACAAAAGAAAAGTAAGATCTATTTTAGAAGAAGAAGCTCTTATTAAAAATCATCCTGAGATTAAAAAATTAGAAAGAGATGCTAATGCTATAGAAAGGACTGAGATAATAGCAGAGCAGCGTGGACAATACTCTAAGGAAACAGGCTTTGCAGAAGCATGGCAAATAGAAAACAACTGGAAAACTGTTGTAGAAGAATTGTCCAACAGAACAAACGCACCAAAAAATAAACAAGCTATAATATTATTAGGTGGTGCAGCTACAGGTAAAACAAGTTATGCAAACAGAATAAACCAGGGCAAAGAAAAATACGAAACTATAGATCCTGACATTGTAAAAGAACACCCACAGTTTGCAGAGACTTACCAAGGCGGTAAGGGTGCAAATGCACTGCACTTAGAAAGTAAAGCTATTGCTGCAAAAATATTAAACAACGTAGTGAGCCAGGGCAAAAACTTTATATACCCTATGGTTGGTTCTGGTGGTTCAGGTAAAATGCAACAAATACTAAGCATTTTTCAAAATAAAGGGTATGACATTAACATAGCACTTTTAGAAATACCCAAGTCAGAAGCAACATACAGGGCCTTAAAAAGATCATTAGAAACAGGCAGATATGTACCACTTGACTATGTACAAAATGCTAGTAAATTTTCGGAGATAAATTATGAATACGCAAAAACAGCAAAAGAAGTTGTCGAAGCAAAAAGGATCGACACCAGCACAGGACAACCTAAAGTTACAGAATCAAAGTCCTCTGAGTCTGTCAGAGACGATGCTGGAGCAAGACGAGACGGGTCTAGACCTAGTGATCAAGGAGTTAGGCCAGTCACCATCCAAGACAGGATAAGTTTTGAACCGCCACCTGAACCTGGATTTAATTTTACAAAATTTAAAAACGATTTAGTCAAAGATTACATAGATAAATTACATCCTATTTTATTGGCTGTTAGAAGAACAGAACAAGGTAAAATACAGGGTGGTGAGCTTAACGCTTACGAACAATTAAGAATACAGCCTGGCATGGTAGGACGTGCTGAACATTTTATAAATACAGGTACACTAAAATTTTCTGATTTATCAGTTGTTGGCAAAGGCCTGTTTGACATTTTATCACCTTTAAAAAGTGCAACTGAATATAAATCTTTTGCAGAATATGCTGTTGCAAAAAGAGTTGTTGAGTTATCAGAAAGAAAAATAGAAACAGGTGTAGACATTGGAAAAGCAAAAGAAGTTATACAAAAAGGCAAAGAAAAATTTGAAACAATATTTAGAGAAATAAATCAATACAATGTTGATTTATTAACATACTTAAAAGATGCAGGTATAATTACCGAGAAAGCATACAAAGTTATGCTAGAGGCTAACAAAGATTACGTTCCGTTTGGTAGAGTGATGCAAGAAAAAGGAGAAGGCGGTAGTATTGCAAAAACTGTTAGTAATCCTATAAAGCAAATGAAGGGTAGTGAGAGAGTAATTATTGACCCGTTAGAAAGTATTTTTAAAAATACATATCATTTTATAACACTTGCTGAACGAAATATTGCAAACAAAAAATTTATTGATTTTACACAAAAGCACAAAGCAGATTTTCCTGAAGTATCTGAAGTCAAAGGTAAAGCAAAAGCGTTGCAAATAAAAAAAGGTGAGTTAGACAACGTATTAAGTGATGCTGCAAAAGCTGATATTGCAACACTCGAAAATTTAACAATATTTAGACGAGACGGTGTAAAGGCAGGTGAAACACAGATAGTTGTTTTTAGAAATGGTAAAAAAGAAGTATGGGAAGTTGGCAGAGATTTTGCTGAAGCTATTAATGGGCTAAATACCTCCGCATCAAGTGGATTAATGAATTTTTTATCAATGCCTGCACGATGGCTGCGATCTGGTTCAACACTTGCACCAGACTTTTTTCTACGAAACCTTTTACGAGATACAGGCACAGCAGCTATTTTCAGTAAATCTGGCAGGGGTATTGGTGGATTACCAATAATCACTACGTTTCGTGGATTGATACACATGTATCGTGGCAGAGATAAAAAAGCTGCAGACAGCATTGTAAGAGATTTTGAAAAGTCAGGTGCTATGCAATCAATGTTAGTTAGCTTTGATAGAAAATATTTTGACAAAAAAATTTTAAATGAGTTGTACAACACTCCTGTTCGTAATTTAATAAAAAGCCCATTAGAGACATTAAGGATTTTTTCTGAATTAGCAGAACAGACAACTAGGGTTGCTGAATTTAATACTGCATACAAAAAAGCAAAAGCAGAAGGATTATCAGAAAAAGCAGCTTTAGAAAGAGCTGGATTTGAAGGACGAGATATTACAATTGATTTTGCTAAAATTGGTGCAAAAATGCAAGCTGTTAATAGGATTGTGGCTTTTATAAACGCTAGAGTGCAAGGATATGCAAAACTTTATGAGGCTTTTAGAGATAATAAAATGCGTACTTCTGCAAGAATATTTGCACAAATTATGCTGCCGTCCGCACTCCTTTGGTATGTAAACAAAGATGACCCTGTTTATAAGGCTTTACCTACATGGCAAAAAGATCTGTTTTACATAGTTATTGTTGGAGAGGGAGATGACGCAACGGTTTACAGAATACCGAAACCGTTTGAATTAGGAGTAGTTTTTGGCACAGGTACAGAAAAATTATTAGATTTTGTCACTGACAGAAGCAGTGACGATGATCTAGCAAAATTTGTTGGAGATTTACTTGAAGATAACGCCAAAGGATTAATGCCTATACCGCAAATTTTGATGCCTTTTGTAGAAAATTATTTCAATAAAAGTTTATTTACTGGTCAAGCAATTGTACCAAGAGGCACTGAAAATATTTTGCCAGAGTATCAATTTACACCTTACACAAGTCAAATATCTAAGGCTTTAGG